GAGCCCATACCATGAGCTGACTCTCTGGGAGCACACTCTCAGCACCGTAGATGCATCTCCGAATGAGACGATACTTAGGTGGTCGGCGCTCATCCATGACATCGGTAAGCCCGCTGTGAAGTTGCGAAACAAGCACGGGTACTGTAACTACGTTAACCATGACATCGTTGGCGCGGAGATAGCTTTGAGGCTTTGCACCTACCTCAAATTCAGTAACGCTAGGACCGAGGCCATAGTTCGGCATGTCCGTATGCATTTAGACGACAACAGCCCAATTCGTAGCGCCGATAACGCGAGCAAGACAAGGCTACCTGTCAAACGTTAAAAACTTAGGTGCATCCTTGACCACTACATCCATAGCATTAAGCGGGGTAATGTATATGCGGTCCTTCGACTTGTACGCCTTCTGCATTTCAGGATCGGGGTCTAGCTCGTCGTATTGAGCTTTGGTCATTATTAAAACATTAGGTAGGGGAGCGAGGATTACCCCTTGCGTATCTTTGACAGCGTTAAAGATGGCTTGCTTGAGTGCTTGGCCAGTTTCTTTTAGGGGGGTGATGTCTATGTAATCTGATGATGCCACTGCTAGCCCTTTCTGGTTAAGATGACTTCCTCTAACTGCCGGATGATGGAATGTTCAGCTGTTTCAATAGCCAGTTGCGTTGCATATCTATCTTGGGCCTCCGAGATAAGCTGGGCCATTAGAACGTGCAGCATTTCGTGCAGGGCCAACCTCCTTAGCTCTGGTAACGTAGGCTCATTGAAGTCGTCCCAGTCAGTACTAAGGGTGATTGCCGCCACAGCAGCACTTGTCTTCCAGCCGGTTTCGGCGTAGGACCCTTCAGTCTTCCCATGTGCGTAATACACGGCCCAGTTTGTTAGGCCCAACTTAACTCGCCATTCTTTCGCATATTTCATAAAGGCAAGATAGTGGGCCTTGGTCGTTTTCATACATGGAACCTTAGCCTTTCTGCCCGTTTGGGCGGTGTTCGTTCTTTCTTCGGCCGGAGTGATTCAAACCCGTATCTGGTTGCGTCCAGGAAGTGGTTCCACATATCAATCGGCTTGTTGATAATCGTGCCGTCCCGGTCGGTGTCCCACATATAGTTGCGGTATTCTTTAATGCCGTTCACAGAGCGTTTAGTGATGCTTATCTGCTGATCTTGTACATACTGAATACCCTGATTCACTGAACCTTGACCTTTTACAGTAGGAAGGATATTCACGCCATATAACTTGAGCTCATCTATGCTCTTAGGCTCAGCGCTGTCAGCCATCACCAAAGCCTTGGGCTGGTTGCTGATGATGTCGGCCAGCTGCTTATTGCTCAGTCCCTTCTGGTATGTAATCTCATCGAGAATATAACCACCATTGTAGTAATAAATGGCAACTATGGCGCTCGGGTCGTTACTGTAGCCAAAGTCTAGCCCATACCGTTCAAGGCGGGCTTCATGTGGTATCTCGTCAATAATTTGCCAGCCTGTAAAAATCTTGCCTTCAACCTCGCCAAGCTGCCCCTCACCGTATACTTGCCACCAAGCCTTATTGCCTTTACGTGATTCGATGGACTCGACAATGCTCTGGGGTAGCCCCTCATTGTCTCTATAAGTCAGAGTGATGAAATCTACATTAGGCTGGCCCATCAAGTCGGTGTAGAACCAAAACTCATTCGTGGGGTTCCAGTCCAGCCAGACCTCCTCATTCGTTCGAACCTCAAGCTGGTCGTAGGTCTCTTTGAGGTTGTTGTTGGCTTCATTAATAAATAACCGGTCACGCCGTGGGCCGCGTACCTTATGAGGCATATCCAGGCTAAAGAACTCAATCTTGCTCCCAGTCTCAAAGGTGTAGATAAACTCAGTGCGGTTCCATCTCGATTCACTAAAGTACCCATGACCCTCCATGATGTTGAGGAAGTCTCGCATAGCACCACGTTTAAGATGGGGCATGGACTCACTACAGATGCTCGTGAGCTTCGGCACTGTGTCAGACTGGCTTTTATCTATAAGAATCTGCTCAATAGATATGGTCTTGCTCGCTGATGTACCCCCCGCTATCCCACGGATACGTTTACGGAGTTTCAGAAGCTTCTGTACTGCTGTCGTCGGTACGTACTGCACTCGCTCCTCCTAGTATTGGGGTGGGTAGGTCCTTGCCGTTGGTGGTCATGTCGAGTTTGTCGCCGTATTTCTTGGGTTTCATCTTAGACATGAGCCATTTACGGGTATCAACTTGGAGGCGGCGGTGGCCTAACATGTCACTCTTCTTAACCTCTTTGGAGCCATCAGGCTTGATAGTAATCTCCTCGCCTTCTAAGGGTGTGTCTGCGATGAACAACGTGTCCTCGGCCATTGCATCGGCTGATTCTTGCTTGGCGGCTTCGTACTGTTTTAGAAACTCTGGGTATGTCCTGAGCCAGCTAAAAAACGTCTTACCGCTAGGCATACCATCATCCTGGCAGACTGAGCGTAATGATCTGCCCTGAGATAGCTCGGCGCACATAGTGTCTGCTAGCTCTTGGGTATAGTCTGTTGGCCGGCCACCTGGGTGTCTGGGTTTATCTGTCAAGTTCCCAGCATCAAGGCTTGCACTCTGCATATCTTTTGCGGAGTCAAGTGTTTGGCTCGTATTTTCTGACACCTTGGAGCCGGGTTTGATGTTATCGCTATGTTTTTTCATGACTTCTCCTCGTTACATCAAACCCGCCAGAAACCACCTCCCGGATAACCATTGGGCCCATGTGGTCTGGCATTGGGACGTCAGCCTTGGGGTACGTGGCGTAACGATCAAAGACGACTGATAGGGTGACTGTGATAGGCGTGAGCTTTACCGGGTAGCGCTCCTTGAACCACGCGGGGGCATGGTCTTGCTTGAGGTGTTGAAACCAAGTTGCCGGCACTTCGATGACCTTGGAGTCTTTGTACCTGTCTTCGACCAATTTACGCGCCAGTATGCTGGTATACATCTCTACGAGCATTCCATCGAGGCCGGGAGGGTTGTTGTGCGTTCGAATATTTGTACTCTCAAGTACAAACCGGCCAACAAGCTTTGACATTCCAACCTTGACGCTATCAAGCAAGATCTGGTTCTCGGTTACGGTTCCAAGTACGTTTCTCTGGCTCATATATGCTCCTCCAGGTATTTAATAGGATCAGGGGAGATAACCATTTGGCTGAGGTGGTATTGCCAATTGGGGCAGATGTACTCCGGGTACTTAGCTGCATCTATAAAGGCAAGCTTTCGTGTAGGTTCTTCTCCCCATAGAGCTCGTGCAAAATCATGCCGATAAGCGAACAGCCGATAGTCTTGCTTGCTCCAATACTCAGCCGAAGTCATTAGGGGTTGGGTTGGTGTAATTTCATGTCTCCATCCGCCTTCGATAGCTCGTTCTATAGCTTTAGTAAGGGTTGCTTGAGGGGACTGGCCTGGCTCGCGGTAATATTCAGTGTAAGTAGTTACCATATTTTAATCCTCTTAGGGCGCTTCAAAGCAGCGAAGGTATCTCGCTCCCTCGCTAATTCTTTCCTTTCCTGTGAATGAAGCTCATTCATTTCAAGAATAATCTGTATCAGCTCGGCCTTCGTGTGATCTTCAAGGTTTCTGCCTCGGTACGTGGCTATTGTTTGGAGGGTCATGACCACACCATCTTCACAGCTTCCCGGCCGCATACTCTGCAGTTGTAATAGTCAAAGTGGCGGGTAGAGAACCTGAGCTCATACTTATGCAAATGGGCCCATCCAAATGGCCAGAATATCTTCACAGCCCTAACCCTTTAATCTTTGCTTCCATTTCGGTAATACAGATATTCCGGCCCGTTTGCATTGCCTTGTCGATTATGTGTTCGGCGTCTCTCTCTCGCTCTGGCTTTACTTCCTCTAGTAGATCATGGAGGAGTTGATTAATGTCGGCACGAACAGCGCAAGACTCGTCTACGATGTGTGTTATTCGTTCATCAATTTCTAAGCTCACAACCTCACCAATTTCTCTTGCTCTATATTCTTCTGAATATCCCATTCATCAGGAAGCCATACACGGGCTACGGGATTAGGCTTCGGGCCTTGGCCGCGTAATCCGGCTTTACGGTTCTTCCAGTATTCTGTTTTGTCCATGCTAGTTCCCCGAAGTAGTTAGCTCAGGCTTCCGCTCAGCCTCTAAATCGTCAGCGTGTTTAATAGCCGCATGAAGCCATTTCGGGAGTTCTTTAATGGCTTTAAACTTCTCCATATCCGCAACTCGGACGTAAATGTTGACCCTCGGCATGCCTATCTCCCTATATTGATGGGAGTATAGCAATAGTGCATAATGCATACAAGTACTTCTAATGCTTATAAAGATTTGTGACAATGCTTATAGTATTGCACTAAGGGGGGACCATGAAAAACTACTTGGCCGAAGCCATAGACCTGACCGGCGATAGATATATAAACCCGGTTCCGGCTGTCTATGACAATGGATTGCACAACCGCAGTGTCGGTAAGATTACGTCTATCAGCATCCATCACGATGCCGAATTTCGCCCGCACGACTACGACACGGTTGCACGAATAAAGGCCGAAGCCGGCGCACACTACAAGCGCTTAGGCCCCGGGTTGCAGTACCATGCTGTCATCGACAACGTGGGGCAGATATTTTACACAAGGCCTTTTACGACCTGGCTATACAGTGTTGGCTCGTCAGAGAACGTTACGACCCTTGCAATAAAACTGGATGGCTACCTGCACAACGACAACAAAAACCTTGGTCAAGACCCTACCAAAGAGCAATACGAGGCACTTGGCCAGCTCCTAATCGAACTGTGCGAGAATCACCCCGAGTTCCCGGCTACTTACCCGGACGTACGCCCCCACCTAGACTTTGGGGCTACAGCCTGTTGCGGGAATAGGTTTGCTCCATGGGTTCTGGCCATACAATCTAAGGCGGATGTCCTCCGGGTACCGCCAAGCGCCAGGTACGACTGGCCGACGTACCAGCCTGAGAGCCAAGTTGCGCCGGCGCCATCTGCGCAACCTACTCCTCCGGCTTCAACTCCGGCACCGCCAGTTCCTACACCTCCACTTACACCCCCAAGCCCTACACCTGCGCAGCAAAGCCACGACTACTCCGCAGAGAACAACGGGCTGCTCAAAAAGCTACTAGCACTAGTCCAAGGGCTAGTAGATAAATTAACGTCCGTTTTTAAGTAGGAGGTTTTATGGAATCAGTATCTAAAGCAATTGCCGGCGGTCTTGTCGGGCTCGTAGTGGCGGAGGCGGCCCGGTATGGCTTCCAAGCCAATCCCGAAACTCTTAACGCCGTAAGCGTGCTCGTAACAGCAATAGTTGGCTATGTAGTCGGCCACGTTGCGGTTTACTTCGCTCCAAGGAACAAATAATGATATCTAACCTCATTCGCTCACTCGTTGTCGCGATAGTCGCGACATTAGGCTCAATCTTGCTCGGCAGTCTACTTATGGCCCTTGGTGGGGGATTCGCCATCATTGTTGTTATTGGTAGCTTCATGAAGGAATTTGCTACCCTCCTCGGACTTCTAGCTGGGCTGTGGTACTACTTCCACTAGATGATCGAGCGCCTTTGCAAAAAGTGCCTGCAACGAAAGCGCCCCGGCAAAACCAGGGGCGACTTTTGTATGTGTGATAAATCCAGTACGACGAAAGCACCACGCAAACGTCGTACAGAGGATAGTATACCTCACGCAAAACCCGCCCGGCACTAAGCAAGGGCGGGAGCTGTGTTAATTCGTGGCTT